CTGTATGTCATCATCCCAGATACCGATATACTCATAGTTCTCCATGAGCCAATCCCGGTGCTTAATCAGATACTCATGAGATAGAGGCCATTTATACCCCTTCTTGGTATCAATAAAATCATACGAATATTCTTCTGGCTTGAAATCAGATTCGTAGTTATAATTGACAATAGCAGTTTCATACTCGCGGTGACCACGGTCAGTACGACGCCAATGGTTCTCAGCGTATGGACCATCAGATGGAAGTGATTGACCTACTGTACAGAAGATTAGAGACTTTCTCATTTGTACCTCGCTAGTACTTCGTTCTTCCATTGCGGTACGCGATCATACTGATGAACGATATAATACGGTTCGCCTGTAGATGTACATACGATGCCATCCTTAATGGTAGGGAGAGGTTCAGTTATGAACTTACCGTAACGATCTTGAATCTGAGGTCCTGTAGTACCAAGCTGAGCAGCCCAACCATCTTCAGACTTAGCAGTTAGCGTAAGCTCTTTCCATGGAAGGGAATTGATAAGCACATTATATGCAGCTTGATCAGGTCCCCCACCGCCTTCGATATAATGGGCAGGAGCAGCGTCACAAAGCAGTTTAATCTGCATGTACAGATCAAGCATATACTCGAAATCACCCGCCATCACGCCAGCATTCGACACGATCTTTTCACGGAATGTATGGTAAATCTGTATACCAAACGAGCGGAAGAGATTAAAGTTACCCCAGTCTTCCTGCTCATAACCAATCGACTCAGATGCTGCTACAACTTTATAAGGACCTGTAACATTCTTTTCAAGCCAATCAGATGGATTGCGCTGGAAGATAACGTCTTTAACATCTGTAGAAATGATATAGCGATACTTCGTATCCAGCTCACGTAGAACGAACGCCATATGAAGGAAGCGTTCTACCACTACATTGAAACCAGGTTTAGTATATTCGAGGAGACGATCTTCTTCGTTCTGCTCAAACCCAAATACTTTAAAACCGCGCTTTGTAAGTTCGTTTGCCACATCAAAGCTAATATTGTAACATAGCATAGCTTTATCGCCATCAAACCCGGATCTCTCTAGAGAGTTAACCCAGGGCTCGATAGCGTCAAAGTTATAGCCAGTAATAGCGCCTATTACTAGATCTTTCATAGTTTATACCTCAATAGCCATTTTATAAATCAAAGCGGTATCCCGCACAAACTTACTTAGCTTGATCGTATACCATCAGGCTCTTGAAGTCGTAATTGAAAATGTCATACCACTTCAGATTATCGTAACATGCTAACACATCCGGCCACATCTGCTGGTAATTACCACTGAGACGGATTGCCGATACGAGCTCAATTTCTGTACGCAGAAACTTACTAAATTTATTAAGCCGGGTAATGTTACCAAAACCAATAATCATTATAATGGCCCCAACAACAAAAATAAACTCAACCATAATATAAACTCCTTACAGCCCGAGAGTCTTATAGGTAAAGCCGAACGGCTTACCGTTAGAAACATCCTTCACGAGATACTCTTCGAACATCTCAAAGAAATGCGCTGCTTCTTCTTCACCAGACTGGGTTAGCGCGACCTTAGCATCACGAACATAGTTAGTCACAGAGCGCAGATTAACACCAGTACCGTCAGAGAGCTGAGGGCGCTTCGCAGAAATAATAGTCATAACAAATCTCCTTATCTAGACTTAAGGTATATACTCTTTTAGGTAATAAGGCCAGTACTTTGTTTCAGATAAGCTTTAGCGACATCGTCAATCGTCTTTGTAAAAGCAACCACATGCTGGCGATCAATCTTAATCTTGGCATCAGGTCCTGCAGTAAGCATATACGGTACCAGACCAAAGCCCTGCTGTGCCATCATAACCAACAGCGGCTTATTGAGCTCAATATAATTATCGGTGTGCTCATCATTCAGACGACCGAGAACTTCATCCCCTCCAACCATTTTAACGGTGATAACATCATTGAGCTTAGCTTGCGTTTCAATTAACATATTTTATCCTTATTTCTTTTCAACAAAATCGGCGACCATTTGAAAAAATGCGTCGCCGTTTTCACGTTCCATAATCATGAGTTGATCACGTACTTTTTCTGTAATACCATGCTTAGCGAAATAAAAAGCTGTAGCACGCTCGACTGTGTCTTGTCCGAAGTATTCGATCGTATAACTTGACATTATGCAACCACCTTTTCACCACGAGCAATCTGGATCTCAACATCACGGAACGTGATCTTGAACTTGATCTCATGAAGACGATCCTCAGAGATCATTGCCATCAACGTTTTGTTAAAATCATCGATGTATTCGATATGGTAGAAGTTGATATTATCACCATACGAATCCAAAGCGCTAAAAATCTGACGAACTACGCCACGCTTCGTACCTTCACTCGATTGCCAACGAACGCGATCACCAATAAGTACTTCCATTTCCATCTTCCTTCTCTTCATCTTATAATTTAATATAGCCTCTTTATGATAAAAAGGCAACTGAAAAGTTACGCAGCGACCTTTTCTTCGCTGCGTTCAAAGATAAAGGACTTACCAGACTTATACATGAACCCAATAAGCGTACCAGGGGACTGACTATCATAGAAGCTAGTCATGGTTGGCGAGGTACGATATACAGCCATTGGACCGTAGCGATCGAAATCATGCTCCTTAGGATCACCGAAGGTAGTCATAACCAAGTTCGGGTTAGCATCGCGAGCTTTTTCAGCCAGCGTTTCCATACGACCGACAAGACGGTTATAATCAGCGCTATGGTTCCAAGATACCTTATAAGCATACTTGGTGATGCCGATAGCGATAGGTGCACCAATGTCCTTATCGATCGCAATGATCGGATTCTTGCGGAGTGTATAAGCGTAAGTTCCCATTTCAATCTTCCTTCTCTTCATCTTATATCTTACTATAGCCTCTTTTTCATAAAAAGGCAACTGTTATTTTAAAAATAAACAGTCGTTGCGCGATTACCAACGTCGATAGCAACGAACGAATCCGAGTAGCAGAACCAGACGCGATTAGCATCACCGTTCGTACCATAGTACTCATAGACGCCTTCACGAGTCATCTTAGCCATCGAACCGTATTCGTCGATAGCCTTATTAACCTTAGTCATAGCCATCTTAGCACGACGATCAGATACATCATCAGCATCATAGGCATCCCAACCGGTTGCCTTATTAGCTTCTTCGATCGAAACATGGCTAGGGATCGTATAGTTGCCGTTGCAACCGCAAGCACAGCCTGAGCGACCGTTGTAAGTCTTGCTAACCTTATCGAAAGTAATCTTTTGCATTTCCATCTTCCTTCTCTTCATCTTATATCTTACTATAGCCTCTTTTTCATAAAAAGGCAACTGTTAATATGTCCGGATAGTTTGAACATCCTTGAGATGAGGAGATACCTGCTTAGCAGAATACGACTTACCCTTCATATCGAAGTGCCAGCGGCCATTCTCATGACGGAGGTTAAATTCTTCCTTATGACGGAAAGGAGAAAGACCGGCAGTCCAAGGCCAGCCGGTCTCATGCGCGAAAGCACTACCACTCATGTTAACAGTAACTTGCATTTCAATCTTCCTTCTCTTCATCTTATATCTTACTATAGCATAGAAAAGGAAATAATGCAACTGTTATTTTCAGAAAAAGTCTTTATCGTAATCATCAGGTTTCCCGTAATGGAAACCATCATCGTCTTGATAGCCTACTGGTGCTGTTGAGATCAGATAGATCGTACAGGCAACGATAAGGAGGACTACAATAAGAAGCCAGGGCATTAATTAGCCCCCTGATATGTGTCCAGAAACGCCCTCTTAGGGATCTGCGCAAGGAAGAATGGAGGTGTGTTACCATCAAACCCACCACCCATATTAAGTTGACGGCAAAGAGCTTTTGCTTGATTATGGGCGCCCGGAATACCTCGAGCTACGATTTGATCAGTAGCGGTCTCGAGAATATCATATACTTGAGCGCTAAACTTACTATCAGTATTAGGTACAGTTGCAATACCAGCGGGTACGAGCTTATAGTTCATCATTTATCCTTAATCCTTTTACGAAGTTCAGAAGAAGACAGGTGGTGCTGTCTGGAGTTATAATATATGCGAATACCACGTTCATCGCATATATCTTTACCAGTGAAGTCTTTATTCTTATAGTCTTCACCGATAATTCTGACATCAAATTGGCGTGACTCAAGAATGAGTCTAACTTCCTCTTCGGTCGTATAAGGGACGATCTCGTCTACATACTTACAGCCTTTAAGCTGTATATATCGCTCGTACATCGTTTGAATGGGTTTATTCTTATCAGGCCGATCCACAGTAGGGTCAGACTGAAGTGCTATAACAAGCCAATCG